ATGAACGACTTCTGGTTTTACAATCGGGACATCGCTCAGGAGTACAAGGCGTTTTGTGCGGCCCGGAGAAGCCGGGATGTGGATAATGAGATAGCGGNNCCGCTACACCGGCCGTTCCTGTTGACGGATCACGCCGCAGACAGCAGCAGCCCCAGGCATCCGCGACCCAAGATACGGAGCCGAATAAGCCCCAAATTGGCGAGGTTGCGAACCCGTCTTCCAACCAGGAGAAGGCTCAGGACCCGGCGGACCCGCAGGACGCCACGGGGCTGGGGATTTTCGGGCAACGGGCCACCCGGGAAGGGAACAAAACCCTGTTCGACAGGCTAACCAAACCGATCCTGCCGCAGGCCAAGAAAGACGAGAACGATCCTGATGAGTCGTTCAGGGCCATAGCCGAATCAATCTACCCGCCGCCCCAGGCTCGTTCTGAGTTTGAGATTTCTTTGGAGAAGGTCAAAAGCGATCAACGATTTACTTTTGGTGGCAACGAGTACTTCCGACATGGAGGCGCCACCTATAGATCGCAAAATTCCATACCGAATATTGGGGAAAAGCTTTCTCCGGAGGAGGCTGAAAGAATTGATACGGTGAGGGCCAGAACACTAATGCATCCTCCTGCTCCCCAAAATCCATACAGTCCTATCGATACAGTATCTGATGTAGCAGCAGCTGCTCTCGTAGCTGCAGCAGGAGGCGCAGCAGCTCCTGTGATAGCAGCCTATGCCGGTAGAGCTCTAATCACAAGTTTGGCAAAAGGATTGCTGAAGTATTCCATTGAAGACAAGAAATGAAAAAAATAAAGAGTACGGCTATTATTCTCTGTTCTTTGTTAATGTCATTTAACACAATAAAATTAGAATGTCATCTTGGTGTGAACATCTAACGGATACTGAGGAAAAATAACGACAATGACAAACCGATTGCGAGCATAGTTAAGAGGATCTTAAGACTTTGTTCCTCGTCCAGTATGGCGCGGTTGTACGGGGTGAAGGGATATACAAGATAGAGTAACACCTTGACGATGCCGATGACAAACCTTTCTATAGCGTTTTTTTCGGGATTCAAGCGACGTTCGCGTTTCAGTGAACTCCGGGGGGACTTCCTCATTCCCGCCTTTCCTAATTTGTATAGCGTCATATTGTAGGTAGGTAAATATATGCCAAACGTATTTAAACATCAACGCTTGTTTTTGGTCATAAGTGCCTTTGACTGACGGTCAACAGCACCCCCCGTTTCCTCCCAAACCTCTCGAAATAGACTGATTCCTCCTCATTCTTCTGCTCCAAAGACGGGCCGGAACGTGTCTGAATGCGGCCCATGCCTGCGTTTGAAACATGCTCCCGGGTCCTGGACCACACCAACCAGCTCACGGCCAGCCATTGGGCGGTTGTTACGGCGTAGCCAATTACACCGACTTCAGGGCCAAGCGCCCCGATGATCAATAATCACTTCAACTTCGGGGTCTAAAGCCCCGGCGACACATAAGGAGGCTGCCATGGGTGGCGGTGGAGGCGAAGACAACTCAGCGGAGCTAATGGCGCAGCAGAATGAACTGTTGCTTCAGGCCGTAAAAAACATTCAGGCCCAGCAGGAGCAGGACAGGAAAAACGCCGATGACGCGAACAAGCTGAAGGAATGGCAGGACGACTACAAAAAGCAGCAGGCCCAGTGGCAGTCCCAGCTGAACGCCCAGAACGAGGCAATGCAGCGCATTCAGGACGATGCCAGCCGCAAGGCCCAGGAGATGCAGGCCCAGCTGGCCGCCGAGGCGGCCGAGCAGGCCAGGCTCGTGGAAGAGGCCAGACAAGCCGCCGAGCAGTCCGACAAGCTGACCACAATGAAGACCGGCATGGCCAGCGGCGCGGCCAGCGAACTGGAAGTCCAGAACACGCTTAAAAAGCGCCGGGCCGGGCTGACCCCGCTTTCAACCTTGTTGACGGGCGGGCAGGGCGACACCACTGCCGCGCCTACGCAGGCCAAAACCCTGCTGGGGCAATGACATGGCAGCCGATCTCAGGATGATGGCCAAGCGCCTGAAGATGCTGGAAGACCAGCGCGCCCAGGGCTGGGACGCCCACTGGCAGGATCTGGTGAACTACCTCCTGCCCCGGCGCGGCCGCTGGCTTACGAAGGGCGACCGCCCGAACCTGGGCGATTCGCGTTCGGGCGCGATCATCGACGGCCTGGCCTCGCGCTGCATGACCATGCTGGCGGCGGGCATGCAGGGCGGGCTAACTTCGCCTGCGCGCCCCTGGTTTCGCCTGTCTTTGTCCGATCCGAGCCTTGAAGGCTCCGGGCCGGTCCGCTCCTGGCTGTCTGGCGTGGAGCGGGTGATCTACCACGCCCTGGCCAAGTCCAACTTCTACGATTCGGCCAACCAGATGTACCTGGAGGAGGCCGGTTTCGGCACCGCTTGTATGCTGGTGCTGGACAACCTGCCGGCCGGAGTGCGCTTCCAGGTGCTCACCGTGGGCGAATACGCCCTGGGCACGGACNNGCACGGACCACACCGGCGTGGTGGACACCCTGTACCGGCGCCTGTGGATGACCGCCCGGCAGATGGTGGGCCAATTCGGAATCTCCGCCGTGAGCGACAACGTGGCCAGAGCCTACGAGGACAACCCTTTCCAGTGGTTCAAGGTCTGCCACGGCATCGAACCGCGCGAGACGCGTGAGCCCGGCAAGGCCGACAACAAGAACATGGCCTACACCTCCGTCTACTGGGAGGACGGCAAGACCGAGAAGGCCTTGAGCGAATCGGGCTTTGCGGAGAAACCCTTCGTGGCCCCGCGCTGGGACGCCGTCTGCACCGATCCCTACGGCCGAGGTCCGGGAATGGACATCCTGCCGGACGTGAAGATGCTCCAGGAGATGAGCAAGCAGCAGCTGGCCGCCGTGCACAAGATGAACAACCCGCCCATGGCAGTGCCCGTGGGCTTCAAGTCCACGCTCAACCTCACCCCCGGCGGCATAAACTATGTGGACCCGGGCAACTCCGATTACGTGCGGCCGCTCTACCAGATCGCCCCGGAACTGCGCGACATGGAGGTTAAGCTCCAGTCCGTGCGCCAGTCCATCAAGGAAGGGCTCTTCAACGATCTGTTCTTGACGCTCACAGACACCCCTCCGGGCATGACCGCCACCGAAGTCATGGAGCGCCACCAGGAAAAGCTCATCATGCTCGGGCCCATCGTGGAGCGCATGCAGATGGAGTTTTTGGACCCCTTGATCGAGCGCTCCTTCAACATCCTCAAGCGCCAGGGGCAGCTGCCCGAGCCTCCAAAAGAGCTGGCCGGAAAGGAAGTGAAGATCGAATACACGTCACTCCTTGCCCAGGCCCAGCGTGAGGTGGGCACCCAGTCCATCACCAAGTTCGTGTCGCTTGTGGGCCAGATCGCCACCATCGCCCCCTCGGCGGTGGACAAATTGAACGCCGACGCCTGTGTGGACAAGATTGGCGATTCGCTTGGCGTGCCGCCCGAGGTCATCGCCACTTCCGGCGAGGTTGCGTCCACGCGCCGGGCCAGGGCCCAGGCCCAGGCCGCCAGCGAGCAGCAGCGCATGCAAATGATGCAGACACAGGCCACGGCCAAGGCCTTGCAGCAGGTGGGAAGCATTCCAACGGGCCCGGGCACCCTGGCCAGCGACGTGCTTGGCAAGAACGGGCCTGATCAGGCCGCCGGAGCGGGCCAGTGAGCTTGGACACGGACATACTCATCGAAGAGCGTGCCGCCAACGAACAGGCGCAAATCGACCACCGCGACGCGGTCAAGCAGCTGCAGGAAGACTACAAGCAGGTGTTTCTGGCCACCAGGGCAGGACGCCGGGTGCTGGCGGACATGCTGGCCTACAGCCAGGTGATGTCCACCACCTACACCGGCAACTCCAAGACATTCTTCAACGAAGGGGCGCGGGCGACGGGCCTTCGCATCCTGGACATCCTAGGACTCGGCGGCCCTGAAGGGCTCGCCAAACGATTGGCCACAGGAGCCGGATATGACGACTGAGAATCGCGCCGAACCCGCCACCGCGCAGGCTGACACCGCGAGCGGAGAGGGGGGGCAGGCGCGCGATCAGGGCCAGGCCGCAAGCCAGACCGGGGACCGGCAGGTCCAGGTTCAGGCGGAGCAGGCTCAGGCCGGATACGGCCAGGGTAAAACCCAGGCCGGAAAGATGGGCCACAAGCCCGAGAACCCGACGCCGGCGGATGCAGCGCCAGCCGTCGCAAAGCCGACAGATCAGAACCCAAAGGACCAGCAGGGCCAGGAGCGAAATCAGGCCGGTCAAACGCAAACGGACCAGCAGGGTCAAGCCGCTGACCAGAACCCGCCAGACCGGCAGTCGAACGCTCCGCAGCAAGCCGCGCAACCGGCCGACTACACGATCGACCTGCCAAGGGGCGCAAAGGCCGATTCCCTGACCAATTGGTTCGAGAACCACGCCAAGGCCAACGGCCTCTCCAAGGACCAGGCCCAGGCCGTGTACGACGGCTGGACCGCCCTGACCCAGGGGGCCCACTTCATTAACCGCAAGGCCAGGGAACTGGGCCAAAACCAGCTCAAGGCCGAATGGCAGAAGGACTACGAGGCGAACGTGGCCCTGGCCGCGCGTGCGGCCCGCCAGGTGGGCGGCGAGGAACTCTCTGAGCTTCTTGCCCGCACCGGCATGGAAAGCGACCCGGTGGTTCTCAAGGTCCTGAACCGCATCGGAAAGGCATTGTCAGAGGACGCATTCATCGCGGGCGGCGGAGGTCTGGCCTCGGGCCAGGCCGCGAATCCCGCCGAACTCGTGTACCCGAATCACAGAAAATAAGGAGACCATACGATGGCCACTCTCTCCACCAACAACCTGACCCTGGCCGACTGGGCGCGCCGCAAAGACCCCCAGGGCAAGGTCGACTACATCATCGAGCAGCTCAATCAGACTAACGAGATACTGGACGACATGGTTTTTGTTGAAGGCAACCTGCCCACCGGCCACAAGACCACCGTGCGCACCGGCCTGCCTTCCGCCACCTGGCGTATGCTGAACTACGGCGTGCAGCCTTCCAAGTCGACCACCGCCCAGGTGGTGGACACCTGCGGAATGCTCGAAGCCTACTGCGAAGTGGACAAGGACCTGGCCGACCTCAACGGCAACACCGCCGAGTTCCGCCTCTCCGAGGACAAGGCCTTCCTGGAGGCCATGAACCAGCAGGTCAGCGCCACCGTGTTCTACGGTTCCACCGTACAGAACCCCGAGCGTTTCATGGGCATGGCCCCGCGCTACGGCGCCATGTCCGGCGCGTCGTCCTCGGCCAACATCCTCTCCGCCGGGGGCACCGCGAACCTGACCTCCATCTGGCTGGTTCACTGGGGCGATTCCAGCTGCCACGGCATCTTCCCCAAGGGCAGCCAGGCCGGGTTCACCCACACCGACCTTGGCGAGCAGACCCTGATCGACGGCACCGGCGGCAAGTTCCAGGGCTACCGCAGCCACTACAAGTGGAATATCGGCATGGTGGTGCGAGACTGGCGCTACGTGGTTCGCATCGCCAACATCGACACCGCGGCCTTGACCAAGAACGCCTCCGCCGGTGCCGACCTGGTGGACCTGATGACCCAGGCCATCGAGCTTCTGCCCGAAGTCAAAAGCGGCAAGCCCGCCTTCTACGTCAACCGCACCGTGCGCAGCTTCCTTCGCCGCCAGCTGGCCAACAAGAGCGTGTATCAGCTCTCCATGGACAATATCATGGGCAAGCACGTTCTCTCGTTCGACGGCATCCCGGTTCGCCGCTGCGACCAGCTTCTCAACACCGAATCCCAGGTCAGCTAGCCTGCCCCAAATTCCACGCCGGCTGCGTTACCGCGCAAAAGTCAAACCCTCTCGCATTCAACTACGCTTCAGCCTTGACTTTTCCTTGCGCCTTGCCCGCGCGGTTTTTGAACAGGCTAGGAAATCAGAAAGGAGAAATATCCATGATCCTCGATAAACTGCTCATGTTCGACGAGTCCGACTCGGTCATCACCGCCAGCCGGGCCTCCTGCAACATCATCGACACCGGCGCCGCCGACCTCGGCAAGACCGAAGAGGTGGACGTGTTCGTGGTGGTCACCCAGGCTTTCAACAACCTGACCAGCCTCGGCATCAAGCTGCAGACCGCCGCCGACGCGGCCTTCACAACCCCGGTGGACCTGCCGATTTCGGCTACGCCCCTGCTGGCTGCCCTGACCCAGAATTCCATTCAGCTGCGGGGGTACGTGCCCATGGGGTGCCTGCGCTACCTGCGCCTGTACTACACCGTAACCGGCACCGCCCCCACCACCGGAACAATCCGCGCTGGCCTCATCCTCGACCGCCAGACCAACCCCTAATAACCGACCGCGATTCCGGACTGGCCCCGCCCCGCGCAAGATCCGGCCCTCTCCGGGGTTGAGCGCATCACGGCAGGCACGGGGAGTGCTGTCCCTGTTGCGCCGACAGGCGAAACCTTGAAGCCCCAGTCCCGAAAAATCGCAAGGAGTGAAATGCAGCCATGAACGTGCGTTGCATCGAGACCTGCTACATCGACGGCTTCTACTACGAAGCCGGCAAGGACTACGTCCTCACCCTGGCCAGGAAGCATCCCTCCTGGGCCTACTTCAAGACGCTGGGTCAGGACGAGGACGCAAAAGAAGAGAAATAACCGTTTATTAAAGTGACACTTCAACTCCAGCCGGGGCCGGGTTCAGGCCCGGTCCCGGCCTCAAGGACATCCCATGGCACTCGTCAGTTTGAAGCTCTCCAAAGAAGACAAGGAAAAACATGGCCCAGCCCGCAGCCATGGTCATGGCATGGCCATGGGCCCGGAGGGCGATGACGCCTGTGAAGGCAACCGCGAGCAGTACCCCCCGGGAGCCAGGTTGTGCCTCGAGGGAGAGGTTATCGCCAGGCTGGACCTTCAAGGCGTCAGGGCAGGGGCCAAGGTCCACCTGAGCGCCGTCGGCATTGTGGAACGTGTGGAGGCCGAGGCCGGAAAGCACGGCGTAACCGGCATCTGCATCCAGCTCACCGAGTTGGAGGCCACGCCCGAAAGGACGCCGCTACCCGGGGCAGAGGCCATGTACGGACACAATGACCGCACCGGCGACAGCGCAAAGACCGGCCTGAAGCACGACCACGACGTCGCCGACTCCGCAAACAGACTGTACGGGCCGACCCGGAACAGGAGCTAAACCATGCCTGCGTCAGTAGTTCAAATCTGCAACCTGGCCCTGGCCAAGATAGGCAGCCCGCCCATCGCCTCCCTGGACCAGGACAGCCGCGAAGCCCGCGCCTGTTCGCTCACTTTCCCCTTCGCCCGCGACGAAGTGCTGCAGCTTCGACCCTGGGCCTCCTGCGTAACCCGGTCCAGCCTGACCATGCTCGATACGGCCCCGCTCTTTGAATTCAAGTCGGCCTGGCAGCTTCCGGCCGACTACATCGATCTTGTGCGCTTAGGCGACGACGACAACGCCCAGATAAAGCACCGCATCGAGGGCAGGGTGCTTCTCACCAACACGGACACCGCCAGGATAATCTACATCTTCCGCAACGAGGACACCTCCACCTTCGAGCCGGTGCTCTCGGACCTCATCGCTTCGCGCATGGCCATCGACCTGGCGCTCATGGTGGCCAACAGCGCCTCCCTGGCAAACGGGCTCACCCAGATCTATGAGATAAAGCGCCAGCGGGCCAAGGCTGTGGACGGCCTCTCCTCGGGCCAGCCCGATTTCAGCTTCACCTCCTTCGTGGACGCGAGGACGTAATGGCCAAGGTTAGCCACATCCAGGCGAGTTTCACAGCCGGGGAACTCTCCCCGCGCCTGGCCGGACGCGTGGACCTGGCCAAGTACCAGACCGGCCTGGCCCTTTGCCGCAACATGCTGCTCATGCCCCATGGCGGATGCACCCGGCGGCCCGGCACCCGTTTCGTGGCCGAGGTGAAAAACAGCACCAGGAAGGTGCGCCTCATCCCCTTCGAATTCTCCACCGTGCAGACCTACATGCTGGAGTTCGGCCACCTGTACATGCGGGTCTACAAGGACGGCGGCCAAATAATGAACGGAGAGGAGCCGGTGGAGATCGGCACTCCCTACACCGAGGCCGACGTGGCCCTTTTAAAGTTCGCCCAGAACGCCGACACCCTGTTTCTGGCCCACCCGGGCTTCGCCCCCAGAACGCTCACGCGCACCAGCCACACGTCCTGGACGCTGTCCTCCATGACCTTCATCGACGGGCCTTACCTGGACGAGAACACCGACCAGTCGAAAACCATCACCCCCAGCGGCAAGGGCCAGTACGTGGTGAACGGCAACTTCGACAACGACATCTCGGGCTGGACCGACAAATCAAGCGGCACCAACGCCAAGATACTGTGGGACTCGCAGTCCATGCTGGACCTCATCGGCGTGGCCAGCGGCACGGCCTACGCCGAGCAGAGCATCACCCTGCCCATTGCCGGAGTTGAGTACACCCTGGAGTTCGAGGTGAAGTCCGGCCCGGTCACGGTGCGCATCGGCACGGCCTCGGGCGGCTCGCAGATACTTTCGGACGTAAGCTACGACAAGGGCGTACAGACAATAAAATTCACGCCCGGCCAGACCTCGATCTTCCTGGGCTTTCTGCACACTGCCAACGCTGCCCGCTCCATCGACTACGTGAGCGTGGCCCGCCAGGAGTCAATCACCTTAACAGCCAATTTCGACATCTTTCAGCCTACGCACGTCGGGGCGTTTTTCCGCATAAAGCACGGCGCCAACATGGGCTACACCCTGATAACCGCCGTGACCGACGCGCGCCACGCCAAGGCCGTGGTCATGGATCCTCTGGCTTCCACCGCCGCCACCTACACCTGGCGGGAGGGGGCCTGGAGCGACTATCAGGGCTGGCCCGGCGCGGTGGTGTTCCACCAGCAGCGCCTCACCTTCGCCTGCACGATAAAGAGCCCGCAGACCTTCTGGGCCAGCAAGTCCGGCAAATACACCGACTTCACCCCGGGCACCGAGGCCGACGACCCGGTGAACGTCACCGTGGCCTCCAACCAGGTCAACGCAATCAACTGGCTGGTGAGCCAGAAGTCTTTGGCCGTGGGCACGGTGGGCAGCGAGTGGCGCATCGGAAGCGCGGACGGGTCCGATTCGGTCATGAATCCGGTGAACGCAACAGCCGTGCAGGAAACCGCCTACGGGTCGCACCAGACGTTGCCGCCGGTGCGGGCCGGTGCGGCCATCCTTTTCGCCCAGCGGGGAGGAAGAAAAGTCCGGGAGCTGGCCTACAGTTTCCAGACCAACGGCTGGGTGGCTCCTGATCTCTCGCTTCTGGCCGAGCACATAACCAAGGGCGGCATAGCGGACATGGCCTACGCCCAGGAGCCGGACTCCATCGTATGGATGGTGCGCGGCGACGGGGTGCTTTTGGGGCTCACCTACAACCGGGCCGAGGAAGTGGTCGGCTGGCACTGGCACGACACGGACGGAGCCTTCGAGCAGGTGGCCTCGATCCACAGCGGCGAGCAGGACCAGGTATGGGTGGTGGTGAACCGCGTGATCGGGGGCGTGAACAGGCGCTACGTGGAATACTTCACCCCCACCTTCGTGGACCAGCCTCGCGAGGACGCAGTTTTCGTTGATTGCAGCCTTTCCTATTCAGGAAGGGGGGCAACGTCCTTTTCCGGCCTTGGCCACCTGGAGGGCAAGACCGTGGACATCCTTGCCGACGGCTCGGTGCGCTCGCCCAAGGTGGTGGCCGCGGGCACTGTCGGCATCGACAAGCCGGCCATCAAGGCGGCCATCGGCCTTGCCTACACCAGCCAGATCAAGACCCTGCGCCTTGAGGCAGGAGGCGAGGACGGCACTGCCCAGGGACACGTGAAGCGGGTAGGGCAGGTGACGCTCCGGGTTCACCGCAGCCTGGGCTACGAGGTGGGCCAGGCCGGCGGAGTGCTGGTGTGCCCGCCGCACAGGTCCTCGTCCACGCCCATGGGCCAGGCGCCGGACCTTTTCACAGGCGACGAGCGGGTGCACATCGACGGCTTCTACGACATGGACGGCAGCATCACCGTGCAGCAGACCCAGCCCTATCCGCTCACCATCCTGGCGGTCATCTGCCAGGTCGGGGTGAACGGATGAGCGAGAGGCTCGTTCCAAGGCTCGCGGCCCTTGGCCCGGAGCATCTGAAGTCGGTCCGGTACCGCGCTGACCACGCGGACTACGTCGCGGCCCTCGGAGACTGGAATCCGGCCATCGAGAGCGGGCTTGTGCGAAACGGCGGGGTGGCGCTCCTTTATGGCCGGGAAATTCTGGCCATGGCCGGGGTGGCCATCTTCTGGGAAGGCGTGGGCCAGCTCTGGATGCGCGCCGGCGAACGAGCCGGCCAGTTCCCGGTGGCTGTGATGAAAGCCACCCGGGAGTATCTTCGCACCGTGGACGCGATTCTTAAACCGCGCAGGCTGCAATGCCATGTTAAGGCGGATTCCCGTGTCAACCGGCGCTTCATTGAGCATCTGGGGTTTCACTCGGAAGCATTGATGCGCGCTTTCGGGCCCGAGGGCGCGGATTACGTGCTGTACGCGCGGGTGAGGATTGGAGTGAACCAGTGATCCGCCCGGCCCGTCTGGAAGACCTCCCGAATCTGGTGACCTTCTGCTTCGAGTGCCAGGATTCCATGCCCTGGCGGGAGCACGGCCTGGGTGGGGACGTGAAAAGCGTCGCAGCCACCCTCAGGGAGCTGATCGAGTCCCCGGAAGCGTCGATTGGCGTCGTGGAACTTCAGGGAAGGCTGGAGGGAGCCTGCGCCGTGGCCCTGCAGGGGTATCTCTGGAACAGGCGCGTGATCATCGCCTCGGAGCTCATCTGGCACATGCGCCCGTCGTTCCCGGAAGGTCCGGCCAAGGGCCGTTGGGTCCTTCTCATGCTGGACCACATGCGGGCCTGGGCCAGACAACGCGGGGCAGCGCTGTTCAGGGTGGACGTAAGCTGTGGGGACATGGCCCTTATCGCGGCGC